ACCGTGGGCGAGCGGTGCCCGATGGCTTCTTGGTGGGTCCCACTGCTGGTATTGACTTGATTTGACTTATATTGGGCCAATTTAATGGGTTGAAAATGTTTGGGCCTTTGGAAGAGAGTCTTTTATGGAATAGGGCTTTGTATATTGTTGGTGATATGTGTGTTAAATATGCATTGCTGGTTTGTGTTTGGAATTTAAACGGTGAATTTTTTATTGAATACGTAGGGTTCGTTTACATCCATTCCCAATATCTCTGGGTTTTCAAGTACAAGTATATCAAGTCTGTGAACTATATCTTCTATCTCGATCTCGTCTATCTTTGCCCAGTTGTATGCGAATAGGAAATTCGCTATGATGCTCCCTTCAAAGCCGTTGAAGTCGAATGGAACGTGTATGTCTTCGTACGTGTACTGGACGATCCCTTCATACTTGATTAGCGCTGGTGACTTTGTGGATAGTATCCTCATGTGAATGAAGATCTTCATATTCTCCATGATGCGAACGTCGACTATGAACCTGACTCCCTTCTTGTTTGTTCCGCTCGTTGTCATTTCTGCTTATTTGATGGAATTGTTTAGTGTGCATGCATTTATAGACTTAATGAACAGATATTTTGTGTAGTTGTGTGGTTGTGAGTGATTTCTTATTATGTGATTGTCCATTAAAGGGATAAAGTGACGATGGAGACGTATTACACGTGGAGTGATTTCTTATTATGTGATTGTCCATTAAAGGGATAAAGTGATGATGGAAACGTATTACACGTGTTGTCATGTTGGCTGGAAATCTTTATACATGGGTTTGTACCGTATATACCTATATATACGGATAGAAAACGGATGAGAAAAGGAAAAAAGGAACTGAAGAGGAAAAACAAAGAAAAGAAACAAGGATATATTATTTATGAAAGAAATGGGAGCGCAGCGAATCAAAACAGGAAAACCCAAGGAAAGAGAAAAAATAAAAAGGAAAGAGAAAAATATAAAGTAAAGAGAAAAAAAATATAAATTCGAAAACGTCATCGTTTGAGAAGAGGGAAAAAAAAAGAAAAAACAAAATTAGAACCGAGAACGTTGTCGTTTGAAGGTGACTGGGTGGTTTTACCATTTACTGGGTGGTAAATGGTAAGTGATTGAAGAAGGGTTAAAAATAGAGTCTCTGATAGGTAAATTGTCTCCAATATATCGGTGTTCAATTGGAGACCAATAAATTGCCTTTCCTAAAATACCCCCGCTTTTGTGTCTAATAGGCGCGTCGGAGTGCGCTGATAAAGTTAACATTCTCTCTCCTACAATGAGACCTAATACAATTTCCCGGTGATCGGAGTCGAATTTTCCGACACGCGCGGCGGTGTGTACCCCTGGGAGGGTAGAAACCACTACGCTACGCAGCAGCCTTAGCTACGCCGGAGCTTAGCTCGCCCACGCTTTAATATT